TTCTGGGATGACCTGAACGAGAAGTTCTTCGCTAAATACGCTGGTATTGACAGACAACACCAGCGTTGGAAGGACATCGTTGTATCAGGGAAACCCATTGTGGGGCCTCTGGGCAGGCAATGGACTATCGTCATGGGTAGGGACTACCGTGGAGAGCTGAAGATTCCATGGACCATGTTGACCAATTACCCTGTTCAAGGCACAGGGGCAGACGTCATGATGCTGGCGCGCATTATGGCTTACAAAAGGATTAAGAATGCGCAAATTCCAGCGATATTCGTTAGCACCGTACATGATAGCATTGTGGTTGACGTGCCTAGTGCTTATGTACAACAAGTGGTAGACATCTTTCATTCATGCTTTGCTGACCTTCGCAAGACAATTTGGACCAATTTCCAATACGACTGGAACGTTCCGATGGACTGTGAATGTAAGATTGGCATGAACATGAAAGAAATGAAGAAAGTGAAACCAAGTGCAACTTGAAAAAGGCAACATGTGGTCGGTGTTTCATGACACAGATGTCTTCATGATTACTACCAATCCCATCCGTCGAAAAGATGGGGCTGTGGTAATGGGGCGAGGTATTGCGGCGGAAGCCAAAGAGCGATACCCAGACCTTCCGTACGACTTTGGTGTCGCCTTAGCAGGCCTGCATCCAGAGATTGATCAACGTAATGTTGGTATGATTGGTCGATATGAATATACCGACATCTACTTCTTTATGGTGAAAGATCATTGGAAGGAACCTGCCAAGCTTGACATCATCAAACAGTCAGTGTTTTACTTGAAGCATGGATTCGATTGGGAAGACAAAAGAATCGACTTGAACTTTCCCGGCATCGGGAATGGTCATTTAGCTCGTGAAGATGTCCTACCCCTTCTACAAGACCTCCCCGACAATGTACATATTTGGGAAAAGGCTTGACAAACCATTCTATACATGGTATAATATTAGTATAGACAACAACAAAAAGAGAAAACAACAACAATGAATATTACGATCTTAAGCGTTACTGTTGAAACCAAACCCACTGCTAAGGGTAGTTATCAAGTTGCCGATGTGGCATTCAAGAACAACAGTTTCCAAGGGAAAGTGGAAGGCAAGAAAGTCATGTCCTTTGGGGCTACGGCTGAAGCTTTCAAGGTGTTAGCTACTGCTCAACCGGGCACAACTTACGAAGTGAGTGTGGTTAAGAATGACAAAGGATACAACGACTGGGTGTCTATGCAACCGGCCGGAACGGCTCCCACAGCTCTTGTGCAAGTCGCAGGGCCAACCGGCTCTCCCCCTGCTAAAGCCGGGGCAGTGGGTCGTACTCCCTACGAAACCCCCGAGGAGCGTGCGCAGCGTCAAATCTACATTGTGCGTCAGTCTTCTATTGCTAACGCTGTCTCTGCTCTTGCTGTGGGCTCTAAATCCCCGCTTGCTGCTGACAGTGTGATTAAGCTGGCTAAGGAATTCGAGGGTTATGTCTTTGCTGTCCCCAAGCTGGGCGGTGAAACTGGCTTCGATGACATCCCCAACCTTGACCCGCGTTTTGACACCAATCCCCAAATCGAATAAGAGTAAATCATGAAAGTATCTAACATTCTCTGCGTCTTCCGTTTCATCGTGTGGCTTCTGGAGCGTGCTGCTGCAGCCAACGAGAAGAACTTTGAGTCGACCAATGCAACCATCACCTCCCTGATTGCCAAGCGTGAACAACACGCTACGGAAATTGCGAAGGCGAAGGCTGCACGGAAGAAGCTGAAGGAATTTGCAGTTTAAGCACGGGGGACTCCGGTCCCCTTTTTTGCCCCCGTCGTTTAGTGGTAGGACTGCTGCATTGTAAGCAGCGTGCTGGGGTTCGATTCCTCACAGGGGCTCCATAAGGACACATGTACGAAAAAGCACATATTGACGGTGACATTGTAGCATATCGCTGTGGTGCTGCCACAGAACATGCTGATGAGAACATCGCTCGCTGGCAAGCGGGTGAGATGATGAACCGGATTTTACATGAAACAAATTCTGTTGGCTATAATTGCTTTCTTACTGGTAGTGATAACTTCCGTTTTGACATCTATTCTGATTATAAAGCAAATCGTAGGGACGCCCCAAAGCCCCGTCACTTGGGAGCAATTAGAGAATACCTTGTCGAATATTGGCAAGCCAAGGTAACAGATGGATTTGAAGCTGATGATGCTATGGGTATGGAGCAATGTTTAGAGCCAGATAGCTCAATCATCTGTTCCATTGACAAAGATTTGTTGATGATTCCCGGCTGGCATTACAACTTCGTTAAACAAGAGAGTCGGCTTGTCTCTCCGCTAGAAGGACTGCGCCATTTTTATTGGCAGCTCATTATGGGAGATAGGACAGACAACATTCAGGGCTATGACGGCAAGATGCGTCAGAAAGTCCCTAAGTTTCTAGAATCTAAGATGGAGGAACTAGAACACCTCACCGAAGAAATCGACATGTACAACCTTGTGAAAGACATGCATTACGATATTGACGTTATGCACATCATGGGGAAATGTCTGTGGATTTGGAGAAAGGAAAACGACATATGGGTTCCCCCGCATGAAAGGGAAAACGACGTGGACACCAGCCCGTCTTAAAGCGTTCATTGTATCAGGACTTAGGGCTTGTTCAAGACGCTATCCGCCGAAGTTTGAAACGTTGGCTGAGGCGGCAACTGGAAAGAAAATAAACGTTAAGACGAAGCGCCTATCACAACACTACAAGTGCAATGCTTGTAAAGGTAGCTTCCCGTCATCTGAGGTCCAAGTGGACCACATCTTACCTGTCATCGACCCCGTCACCGGCTTCGTCGATTGGAACACTTACATTGAACGTATGTTCTGTGAGAAAAGTAATCTACAGGTTCTCTGCAAAGATTGTCATAGTAGTAAAACAAAAGAAGAAAAACAATGCTCGTTAACAAAAGTATCGAAACCGAAGAAGGCACCGTCGTCTTCAAGGGCACGCTCGAACAAGCGGAACTCGACCTAGTGCTGCAAGTGGGGCTGAACTTCCTCCTGCAACAAGGGGCTCTTCCGTTCACCACACAGCTGGACTTGGAAGCTGATGAAAGTAACATTCAATGAAGCATTTCGTCCTTCCTGACGTACAGGCTAAGCCTGACATTCCCTTCGACTATCTCACCCGCATTGGGCAGTATGTTGTAGAGAAGCAACCAGACAAGCTCATCTGCATTGGTGACTTCGCTGACATGCCCTCTCTCAGCTCCTATGACGTGGGTAAGAAGTCCTTTGAGGGCCGTCGCTACATCAAGGATATTGAGGCTGCACAAGAGGCCATGCAATTCTTCCTAGACCCCCTGTATAAGTACAACGCGGTTCAGAAGAAGAATGGCAAGAAGCAGTACAAGCCTGAAATGCACATGCTATTGGGGAATCATGAATATCGTATTATTCGTGCTGTTGATAATGATCCTAAGCTCGATGGTGTCCTGTCTATTGACGATTTGGGGTACGTGGATTTTGGGTGGACGATTCACCCTTTCTTGGAAACGGTGGTCATTGATGGGGTTGCTTACTCCCATTACTTCGTCACTGGTACTGCTGGGAGGCCCGCCGCTAATGCGCGTCTTCAGCTAATCAAGAAACACATGTCCTGTGTTGCAGGACATCAACAAGGATTGCAAATTGCTACAGATTATCGCGCCGACGGTGCTCTACTTACTTCTATCATTGCTGGCTCTTGTTATGAACACAACGAAGATTATATGGGTCCGCAAGGTAACAAGCATTGGCGTGGTGCTCTTATGCTTCATGACGTTGTGGACGGCGCTTTTGATGTAATGCCCATCTCCCTGAAATACTTTAATCAACGGAAATATAAATGAGCGGGACAAAGTATGATGCAGAGAAGGTTCGCACGGACCTTCTCGATCCCCTTGCTTTAGAAGGGTTGTCTGCTGTCCTCACCTTTGGAGCAAAGAAATATGCTGCACACAATTGGCGAGGGGGTCTTAGTTACAGTCGCCTTCTTGGCGCTGCCTTGCGCCATACTTTCGCCATTCTTAGAGGCGAAGACGTGGACCCAGAAAGCGGGCTTCCTCATGTGGATCATCTTGGTTGTTGCTGGATGTTTCTTAGTAATCAAATGAAAACTAGACCCGACATGGATGACCGATGGAAGCCAGCAGCATGAACGACGATCTCAAGGCTCGCATCATTGCTTGTCTTGATGTCTCCGATATTCTAGACATTCTCGGCTGGGAGACAGCCGACCTCGTAGAAGTATTAGAGGAATACATTGAAGCACAAGCAGCGGAATTTGAACGAGCATGTGGCTGAGGTTGCCCCGAAGGGTAAACGAAGCTATCAGCTCCGTCAATATCAAGAACAAGAAGCAAAAGAAGAAATTGAGGATTTCATTCGTGACGAAGAGAATCCTCA